GGTGATAGGTCTAAGATTACGCTAGCAGCAGTTGATAGTAAGAACGATGGCTCTGATACGTATTCACAAGAAGTTGGTGAGACTACAGCAGACTTCCGATTTACATTTAGTGTAGGTAATATCAAACTTATTCCGAGTGACTACGAAGTGAGCGCATCTTCAAAAGGCATTGCACATTTTGTTTCACCAACACTTGAGTATTGGGTTGCTATGGAACCTGGATCGAGGTATGAAGCATGAGTGTAATCGTACCATCATCGCCAGAAGATAAGAAAAAGATTCGCCAAGCATTGCAAGAAATTTCGGACAGTCTGACTCGCATGGAAGCTGAAAGAGACTTGATTAAAGATATTCTTCAAACGGTTGAAGACAATTATAAAATCAAGAAGAAATACACTCGCAGATTGGCTAAAGTTTTTCATAAGCAAAACTTCAATCAGGTACAACAGGATCAACAAGACTTGGAGACTCTTTACGAATCCGTCACGAAGTGATATAATGTTATTTTTATTATGGAGAAGTTATGCGTGAAGATTTTTTATGGGTTGAGAAGTACCGACCAAAGACTGTTGAAGACACCATTCTTCCTGCAGACATGAAAGCAACCTTTCAAGAGTTTGTCACCACGAGGAATGTTCCCAATCTCATTCTTGCTGGTGGTCCTGGTGTAGGTAAAACAACCATCGCAAGGGCTATGCTTGAAGAGATTGGTGCAGACTACATTGTTATCAATGGTAGTATGAATGGTAACATTGATACACTTCGAAATGAAATTAGAAACTATGCATCAACTATTTCATTCGTTGGCGGTCGAAAGTATGTTATACTTGATGAAGCTGATTATTTGAATCCTCAGTCTACTCAGCCAGCTCTTCGCAATTTCATGGAAGAGTTCTCTTCAAATTGTGGTTTCATTCTGACTTGTAATTATGTCAATCGGATTATTACACCACTTCACAGTCGGTGTTCAGTAGTCAATTTCAAGATTGTCAATGGTAACAAGAAGAAGTTAGCAGTTCAGTTTATCAAGCGAGTTGAAGACATTCTCAAAAAAGAGAACGTTGAATACGATAAAGCAGTTGTTGCTGAAATGATCATGAAGTATCTTCCTGATTGGCGCCGTGTGCTGAATGAATTGCAGCGGTACTCAGTCACAGGTAAGATTGATGCGGGCATTCTAACAAGTGTAGCAAATGCAAACATCAAGGATCTATTCAAGCAATTGAAAGACAAGAATTTTTCAGGTATGCGTAAGTGGGTCGTTGAGAATTTAGATAATGAACCACAAGCAATCTTTCGGCAAATCTTTGATGGTGCTAATGATGCATTGACACCAAATTCTATACCGCAATTGATTTTATATCTTGCTGACTATCAATACAAAGCAGCATTTGTAGCAGACCAAGAAATTAATTTGGTTGCATTTCTGACGCAAGTCATGGCTGATTGTGAGTTCAAATCATGAGAGCACCACTAACAAGAGAACAAAAGATTGAGATTCTTGGCAAGATGGGTGAGAAGTATGTTGGTAATTATCTTGCTGAGAATCGCAAAGTTCAATTTTCATTAGACAACTTTGATTCCGAGAAAGACTTGATGGCTGACGATAAGACTGTCGAAGTCAAAGTCGGTACACCATTTATCACCGAAGGTGCGATTGCATTTAAGAAAAGTCAGTTAATCAAATGTAGAAGCGTAGATGAATTCTATTACGTTACAATTCCTGCACCGAAGTATAAGTATAGATGGAGTGGCTGGCTGTTTAGAATTGAAAACACATTCAAGTGCAGAGTCAGAAAAGTTATCAGATCCAATGGATGGATTGATGAGATGGCATTGGTGCCTATTGAACAGGATGCAGTGGTGCCGATACATAAAGTACAAGATTCTGTTATCAATGAAATGATGAAGTATACCACATCCAATTACTAACATGACACCATTTGACTTTATTAATGCTATCAATCAGACAAAAGAAAATCTGATTGTTGATGAACCATCAGAAAAAGCATATGCACCATTCATTGTCAATCGTGGGCTGTCATTCTTTCCTGATACGATTCTCTATGCTAACGAGATGAATCAGTATCATTTCCTAGAATCAAAGGCACAATTTCTCTATTTACTAAATAGCATCAGACCAAAAAAGCGTTATAGCAAATGGTTAAAGAGTGAAAAAATTGACACCGTTGAAGTGATTTCTCAATACTTTGGATATAGTTATACCAAGGC